ATCTGCCTCTTCCTCATATTCACTATCAATATACCTTTCTAACTCATCCTCTGACATGGGCCATTCATCATATAAGTTGATAATGTTATTACAGAGTAATACAACCCAATCTAACTTCATATCACCATAAGCATCTAATGCCACTTCATCAGGACGTTGGTTGTTTTTCACAGTATATTGCTGGAAACCCAAAATAACGTCATCTAATTCTTCACGAATTTTGATTCTTCTGAAGATATTCTTCGCAAGACTAAATGGATCGACATTACTCTTTCTGTAACTCGATGTTCTAACATATACGTTAGGTAGGTAGGAGAAGTATTTGCTCATGAGTTCTCGAAGTCAAATTCAGGTATGTCAGCACTTTCAAAGTTGAAGAAACCACCACTCCTGTCTTGAGGTTGTGTAAATGTTTCCTTCGTAAGGTATGCAGTTTCCATGAATTTAAGTGACATGGTATATGATACAGGACCAAAATCTGCTAAATCCTTACCTGGTAGTCTTGATTGTAGGGTTAAATTCTTTTCTGGTGTTACACTCATACCTTTTAACACCATTTTAGTTGGGAATTGCATTAAGGCAGATAACACTCCTTGTGCACCCCCTGTTTCTGGGTTAGATATATCTTCTTTACCACCACCTGCATCAGTATATCTAACTATCTGACATCTAAAGAAGTTAGGTAGTGTCAACCACATATTCTTATCCTTTCCAGGTAGCATTGCTAAACGGAGTTTATGGATAATCTCATATATGCGTATTACATCAGCAGAATTCTTTGGTACCATGTGGAAGGTAAAATCATGTGGTCTAAATGATCCACCCTTGTAAACTGCTTCTTCATACGGGTTGAATACCTTACCTGTTGTCATTTGAGCAAGTGTATTTGAGTCAATTCCACCACCACCGCCAGCAGCACCTGTTAAACCAACTACACCTTCAATTGCACCAGCAGCAGCTTTAAATCCTAATCCTGGTTTTGCTGATTCTGCGAATTTCTTTAATTGCTCACTAAAACCTTCACCAATACCTTTTTCATCAACAATACCTCTTGCTGCATTCATTGCAGCTGCACCTGCTGCACCCAATTCTACACCTTCCCATTTCGCTGTGTATGCTTCACTTAGCGTTTCTGGTAAATATAAGAAGATAGTATCTTCAGCAGTATTGTCTTCGTGGTTAAATATATCTAACTTTAGGTAATCAATTACCTTTGTTGGAAAAGCAGCACTATCACGAATCGCTTCTCTACTGGTACTTGAATTTACACCTATTGGTTTACTTTGTGGAAAAACGTAATTTGCCATGGCTTATAAAGGAATCTTCAGACCATCAAACAAACATAAGTATAAGGGTGATCATACCCGTATTATTTATAGGAGTTTGTGGGAACGCAAATTTATGGTATGGTGTGATCAAAATGTAAACGTTATAGAGTGGGGAAGTGAAGAAGTTATTATTCCATATAAGTCTCCCTTGGATAATCGTGTCCATCGTTATTATCCCGATTTTTATGTTAAGGCGAGGACCAGAGACGGAAGGATTGCCAGGTCAATCATTGAGGTCAAACCAGCTGCACAGACTAAACCCCCACGCAAGCGGAAGAAAACTAGGGCGTTTTTAAGTGAAGTTAAGACTTGGAATGTAAATAGTGCTAAATGGAGAGCAGCACGAGCGTGGTGTGCTGATCAGAAAATGAGCTTTATCATACTAACCGAGAAACATTTAAACGTATGAGTATCTTTACAGACGTAAAAGACCTCGCAGGAGGAGTAACACAATCTAAACAATGGTATAGAGAGCAACTTCAGTATGGACTAGAGTCATATGAAGGTGGTTTTACTGTAGGAGATATCATATTCTTCAATTATTCAGCTCAGACACCAGATTTACCATTCTGGGATACCTTCCCTATGGTACTAATCACAGATGTAGATTACCAGAAGCTTCAATTCTCTGGCGGGAATATGCATTATCTACGCCCCAGCAGTAGAAGAAGCATGGGAAATAGTTGGGCTTCGGGTGGAATATCATATCCTATGCGTTGCCATCATAAATACTTTATGTCTAGTGTCACTAGAGCATATAATGTACCTCAAGAAGAGTTTCGTGAGATGACACCACTTCCAGTTGAGCAATTTGTTATAAGACCTAAAGGTCTTGGTAGGACTATGGAAGTACCAAGCAGCATTATATGGAGTAGACTCAAATGAGCACTGGGTTTGAAGATTTTAAGCAATTACTCACCACGACTGGTAAGGAGCCTGCTAGGTCTAACCTGTATGGCGTAGATATTTTTATGCCACCAGTATTAGCAGCAAACGATCCTAACTTGAGAAGAGATCAGCGTGGTGTTTATGATGCTATGAATTATCTTGCTGATACTGTAACGGTACCTGGAAGAAGAGTTACTACATCACAATCAAAGACAAATGTTGGTGTGCAGTGGTCATATGCAACTAATCAGGCAAACTCAGACCTAAGTATAGAGTTTGTAACAACTAAAGATTTGATTCATCGCACATTCTTTGAGAAGTGGATGAATTATACTGCATCTGATGCACAGAATACTGCTACCTTCTATGATGAGTATATTACTAATGTGCAGATACTTAAGTGGGAATTAGCATCTCCTGTTAACTACAGTGGTCTTAATGCTAATAGACAAGTTTATACAACTAGACTTAATAGGACTACAGGTGTATGGCAATTCTTTGGATGTTACCCAAGTGATTTGGGAGGATTGACATTTAGTAATGCTCCAGCAGGATTAGTCAAGTTTAAGGTAGGATTCAAGTATGAGAGATATAGATTTGATACTATTGCAGATGATGTATTAAATGATAATACCCCTGATAGATATATTAACGGGTTCACTGATGCACAAGGTGCTCTTGGCGTTAGTCCAAATCAAAAAGCAGTAGCTAGATTTGGCACCTAAATAAAGATAATATAATTAATTGTTATGCCTTTACCAAAGTTAGCCATACCTGAGTATGAGATGAAGTTGCCTATTACAGGCACAAAAGTATCATACCGTCCCTTCCTCGTGAAGGAAGAGAAACTACTTTACCTTGCTATGGAGTCGCAAGACAACAAGCAGATGGTTAAAGCAGTCAAGACCATTATTAAAAACTGTACCAATTTAAAGACTAAGGTTGAACAACTCGCTACATTCGAGATTGAATATATCTTCCTTAAGATTAGATCTGTTGCTGTTGGTGAGACAAGTGAATTTAAAGTTACATGTCCAGACGATGAAAAGACTACTGTCAATGTGACTATTCCACTACAAGAAGTGGAAATTAATATACCTGAAGGACATAGTAATGAAATTGATTTGGATGGTAATGTAGGTCTTAAGATGAAATATCCATCATTGGATGTATTCATTCAACAAAACCTATCTGACAATCCTACTATGGATGATGTTTTTGAATTAGCTGCTGGTTGTATTGACCAAGTATATGATTCAGAAGAGGTATATGATTCATTCTCACATAAGGAAGCATTAGAGTTTCTTGAGAATCTAAATGCAGAGCAGTTTCAGAAGGTGCAAGCTTTCTTTGAAACAATGCCTAAGCTATCATATAACTTAAGTGTGACAAATCCTGAAACTAAAGTTACGAGTGATCTGGTACTTGAGGGTCTAGCGGCTTTTTTCGAGTAGCGTTAATGCATGACAGTCTTGAAAACTACTACAAGACTAACTTCGCATTAATGCAACACCACAAATACTCATTAACTGAGTTGGAAGACATGATACCGTGGGAACGTGATGTTTACGTGAATCTCCTCATTGCTCATATACAAGAAGAGGAAAGACGGCAAGCAAAAGAAGAATCGGGGATGTCCCTATAAATGGCAATCAAGAGTTTCGTTAAAATTAAACCACCCAGTGATGATGGGCCTTTTTCTGGATCTTTCAATGAGATTCGGAAGGGTATCAATCGTACTGGTGAAGTAACGGAGTCTATTGCCAATAATATGGTAGAGACTCATAAACTTATTAAGTTTGAGAAAGAGTGGTTATCAGATAGATCGGATGAGAGGGTAGAGAAGGTAGTAGAGGAAGAATCTACAGAGAAGAAAGGATTTAAGAAGTGGTTATCCAATTGGACAAAGATGTTCAGGAGGAAGAAGAGAGATCAAGCAGAGAAGGTAGCAGAGAAAGGTATAGATGATGGTACCAAGGAGAATGAGGGATTAAAAGAAAAAGCAGGTAAGAAAGTGTTAGGTTTCTTTGGTAGACTAGCAAAGATGCTTGGACCATTGTTCAACTTCTTTGTACTGTATGGTGCCTTTGATTGGTTATCTAAAAACTCAGAGAAAGCAACAAAGATCTTTCAGGTAATCTTTGGGATAGGTAAGTTTGCATTTGCCTTAGCAGGATTTGGAATAGATTCCTTATTTGGTGGTCTCACCAATATGTTCGGTAACTTCAAGGAGGGACCGATAAAGAGAGGGTTTAGATTCTTATTTGGATTCCTTAGTTTCGTAGGTGGGTTTGGGGTTCTTAGGTATCTACTTAATCCTTTAAAGATCTTCAGTGATGGTAAGAAGCTCAAGAAGGTATTCAGTGACCAGACTGGTAGAGAGGTAGAGGCAAAGAATTATGAGATGTGGAGGAAGACGGGATATAGAGATAAAGAAACGGGTAAGATTTATACAGAGCAAGAATATAAAGCACAGAAGAAATCAGTTGCTAAACAGCAGAAGAAGTTACAGAAACAGGGTAGGTTTGAAGACGCAAGGAAACTTGGTAAGGCACATAATAAGAGGGTAGGAGCCACTCACTTACAGAAGGGTAAGAATATTGGTGGTAAGTTGATGCAACCTGGCATGCAGAAGGGTATTGCTGCTGTTGGTGGTATCACTAGGGCTTTTGCAGGTATCTCACAGGGTGAGGATGCGACTCAGGCAATAGGTGCAGGTATGGGTCAGGCAGCAGGAGGAATGGTTGGTGCTGCATTATTAACACCATTCTTGGGACCATTTGGACCTATAGTTGGTAATGCTTTAGGTGGATTTCTAGGAGAGTGGATAGGTAAGACATTCCTACCAGTAATTAAACCAATATTTGGACCTATTAAAGATACCTTCGTGATGTTTAAGGATCTTATATTTGGTGTATTTAAAGATCTAGGTATAGGTGACTTCTTAAGTACCTTATTCAAATTCATAGGTGGATTGGGTGGTCTCTTAATGAAGGGATTGAAACCACTACTGTCCTTCATTGCGTTTATATTAGGTGGTGCTATTAAGATTATAGGAGGCATACTTAAGTTTATTATAAGTGCTGCTAAGAATATATTCGCATTCATGATGAATCCTATAGGATTTGCATGGAAAGTTATAAGAGGTAAGGATCCTGGTAAGGATGTAAAACTTGAGGAGGTTGAGGAGAAATCAGAAGGTGGTGTTGTTAAGAATGCAATAATCACAAATCAGAGTTTCCTCAGCAGGTCAGAGGGTGGTCCTGTTTATCAAAACGTTTATCATATTAGCAGGGCAGAGGGTGGTCCTGTTTATAATCAGAGTTTCATACAACCAACACCACAACCCATGATATTGGGTGGAATATTTGGTGGTGGTCAGAAGACTGCTAGGAATAAGAGGAGGAAAAAGAGTCCATTCCCTAAAGGATGGAAACCAGTATATGAAATAATAAATGAGACACATGTCCCAGGTAATATTAGAAGTATAGAATATAATATAACCAACATGCCTAAAGGTATTGATGGTAGTGGTGAGAGAATTTATAGTGGTGAAACTTATGTACAATTCTCTGCTATGGACATACTCCATAACAAGCATAAGAAGAAGGTCACAGCAGAGCCTAAGGATGATATAAAGCCTTTAGAGGATACACCAAAAGTAAAACTAGAGCAGAGTAAGAAGGAGAAAAAAGGTCGTGGTTTTAGGGGTATGTTAGCTGGTATCGCTGATACTATGACTGGTGGTATATTTGATTTTGATGGAAGAGGTAATAATTGGATTCAGAATTTACAACAGATGCCATTCAAGATGGCAGCGATGGGTGCTAAGGGTCTTGGTCATGGGTTGTGGAATATTGCTAAGGGTCTTGGTATGGGTGTTGGTTTAATTGGTAAGGGTGTTGGTGCTGTTGGTAGGGGTATATGGAATGCACCTGGTGCTATTGCTAAAGGTATTGGAACTGCTGCTGGTGCTGTTGGTAAGGTAGCCCTTGCTGCTGGTAAGACCATTGTTAATCCTATTGGTGCATTAGCAGGAGGTATTGGTAAATTATTTGGTATGGGTAGGAAACCTAAAACCAGATTTGGAGCATCAACAGCAAAGCCACCAGCACCTAAGGAAACATGGTCAGCGATGTCTATTGATAAGATGAGAGACTTATCTGAGAAGAGGACAGAGCACCTAGCACAATTCCAATATAAAGCACAGAGGGATAAGGATGCAGAGAGGGTTGAGAATTTCATGCCTTCTCCTAGGACAATTATAAGAACAATCAGACAACCAGTAATAAATAATACTGGTAATAACCCAGTGCCTATATACGCACCAACTTCACCAATGTTTACTTGTTAATAGATGGCACCGACAGTAAAAGTATCTAAGCCCTCAATGTATAAGATGATCTCTTATAAGGGTGTTTCTGGTGCTCAGTCAAATTATACTCCTATCACTGCTGCTAATAGATTAGGTAAGGTTGAGAAAAGTTTTGGTGCTGGTATGACTACCACCATTGCTGGTATCAATTCACTTGGACAGACTCTTAATAGTATTGCTAGGAACACTCAGTTTACATTAGATAGTTGGAGATCTAATATAAAATCCCAGATAAAGGATAATAAGTTACTTGTAAAGAAAGAGAAGATAGCAGATAAAGCTAAAGTTACTAGAACAAAGAAGAAGGATAAGGAAGAGAAGGATAGAAGAAAGAAAACTGAGAGAGATGATGCAGAGAATAAGACTGAGAAGGATCCATTACTCAAGAGGATAGGAGAGACATTTGCTGATAAGACTAAGAAAGTAGGTAAGAGTCTCTTTGGCACTATACTGAGTCTATTTGGTAATCTTATAGGCACATTCATAACCTATAAGATATTTGATTGGATAGCGAATAATCCTAAGAAAGTTACTGCCTTCTTTAAGACTATAGAGGGGATTGGTAAGTTTATATTTAATGTCGCAGGGTTCTTTTCGGGCATGTGGCTGGACGGACTTGCTAACTTCTTTGAGAATCCCATAAGTCTTAAAGGTTTCTTTGGTATATTCCAGTTCATACTGGGTGCTACACCTTTATTTGCAGCATTTGCATTCCTGAAGAATCCCAAGAAAGGGATTGAGATGCTTGGTAGCATCATTAGTAAACTAGGTAATGGACTGAAGAGTCTCTTTGGATTTGGTAGTAAGGAAGATAAGTTAAAACAATTTAAACTTAAGAAAGCCACTGGACATAGGTTCGGGAAGGTTGGTAAGTTTATGGATGGTAAGCTAGGTAAGGGATTACTTGCTGGTGGTGCTGCTGTTAGTACATTTGGTGTTGTTAAAGCTGCTGGTGGTAGTACTTCTGAAGCTGGTGGTGCTGCTGTAGGTGCTGCTGGTGGTCAAATGGCAGGAGCAGCATTAGGTGCTGCAACTGGAATTCCTGGTGCTGGAGCACTGGGTGGTATGATTGGTAGTATGGCAGGTGGCACTGTAGGTAAGGCAGTTGGTGGATTGATAGAACCAATTACTAAACCTATAGGTGAATTCTTCAAGATGATTGGTGACACCTTTGGTAGTGTGGTTGAGCAGATTAAGAAACCAATGGAGGAATTCTTCACTGTATTAGGTGAAGTAATGGGTGGTATAGTTAATGCTATCAAACCTCATATGCCTATTATCACTAAGATAATTGGCACAGGTATTAAGATACTATTCTGGCCCTTATTCTTAGGTATGAAAGCATTAACTGCGGTGCTTAAGTTATTTGTTGGTGGTGGAGATAAGAAGCAAGATAAGAACTCATCCTCAGGATTAAAAAGTGGTCAAGATACTGGTCTGGGTAAGAAGCAACCCAAACCTGAGTCAAAAACTATATCGTACAAATGGAATGAAAGAAAGGTAGGTGGAGAGCCGTATGTTCCTGGACAAACTCTTACAGAGAAGCAGAGATATGCTGTCTGGATGAAGTTGGCGATGGGAAATAAACCCCCAATGAAACCAGATGTAATAGAAGATTACTGGAAATCTGGTGGTCCTGTAAAACCAAAGAAAACAGAAAAGGGAGATAAGAAGCCTGAGGTAGTAGAGAGTAAGGATAGTAAGAATGAATTTGATTTTGCTAAGGGTGGTTTATTTAAGTCTGGTGGATGGATAGAAGGTCCACAGTCAGGTTATCCTGTATCATTAGATGGTGGTAGAAGTACTGCATTTATAGGTCATGGCACGGAGTGGGTTGGATCTAAGATGGCATCAGGTGGTGCATTTGTAGTACCATTTGATACTCCTGCTACTAGACAGAGACCTGGATTAACTAAGACACGCCTAGGAGAAGCAAAGAGACAAGGTTATTCATTACCACAGGCATATGACCAGAGACTACAACCATATATGTGGGGTGGTGGATGGAAGAAGAAAGATAAGGGTAAGAAGACTTGGGAAGAATATAAGAGCTCACGTAAATATCAGAATAGACAAGCACAGATTGAAGCTTTAAAGAATGATCCAACAGCAACACGGACTTATAGCCGCAGTATTTCAACTTCTAGTGAACTTGGTACCAAGTACGATACCAAGACAGGGAAGGCATATATCAATGGAAAAGAAGTGCCATTCCAGGAATATTATGATTTCAAGCAGAAAAAGAGTGGAGATCAGTTAAGAGAGGGTGGTATAACAACTAAGTTTGATGTATCAGGTGACGATATGCCACCTGAAAGACTTGCTGCACCTAAACCTACCATTAAGGAGAGATTCTTAGGTGGTCTTGGACGTGGTTTTAATGCATTACCACAGGTTAGAGCAGCGAAATGGTTAGGTGGTAAGGCAGTACAAGGATTTAATGCATTACCAGGGGTTAGAGCAGCGAAATGGTTAGGTGGTAAACTTGGTGCAAAGGATGAAGAGGGTAAACCAGCAGGTATGGCAAGATGGTTAGCAGGTGCTTTAGATACAGCAACTGGTAATGCATTTGATTTTGATAAGCGTGGTAATCTACTTGATGGTGCTAAGAACATCAAGGATCGTTTGATGGGAGATAGACTGGAGGAAGCAAAGCAGAGAGAGAATACAGAGAAATTTAAGCAATTACAGGAGGCATTAGATGGTCCTCAGGTAGTTGCTATGGAAGAACAGGCAGCTCCTATTATAGGATCAAATACTGGTGAAGATGTACCTTTTGTTATACCTAGTGACCATGAGTTAGATGCTGACAAATTCATAAAACCTAAGTATGGATTGTTGCCTGAGTTTATGACAGATCCTGTGGAGTTTATGTAAATGGCATTACCTGAAATATTACAACAATTTCATAATAGTCTCACCCAGATTGAATATGGTCCTGGGGAGGAAGTCTATGAAGATCCTAGAAAGTTTGAGCTAAAGAAATTAGAGATGGAGATGGTCAGTGGAGATAAACTGGACATCGGAAATCTAGTGGTGGATTTTGAGTACCATGAGTCTATAGAGTCATCCTTCTTAAGGTGTGACTTCAGTATATTTGATGCTGTAGACTTTAATAAGAATCTACTTGGTGGTGAGTATATTGATGTTGAGTTAGTTACTTCTGCTGCAATGAAGGAGGAGCCTCTTAAGTTTAGGATGCAGGTCTTTAAGATCGGTAGTATTATTAAGAGTGAGAGAGGACAGATGTATATTCTACACACTGTATCTCCTGAGATGTATGTTGATGAGATGAATAAGGTATTCAAAGGATTTGGACCTGGAGATGGTGCTGTAGATGATGACTGTATACCAAAGTATATCTGTGAGAACTATCTTAAGGCAAAGGGTGGTGATAAGATAAAGAAAGATAACTTTGAGAATCATTCCAAATATACATTCTTAGCATGTAGTTGGAAACCTAGTGATGCTATTCATTTCCTATCAGATAAGGTCAGTAGAATTAATAAGAGTAAGGGATCTAATAAGCAGTCTGGTTTCTTATTCTGGGAGAATAGGAATGGATTTAACTTTAGATCTATAGATGGTATATGTCAGGGACATGCACATAGAGAGAATGTATACACTTATACTTACGTCCAGAAATCACAGGAGGGTATGGGTACACTTGGTAGGTATGCTATAGAGAGTATTAAGTATCCTGACAAAGCAAACCATCTATCTAATATGAGGATGGGTACCTATAAGACTGCTGCTATTGGTATATCATTAGCAACTCAGAGGGATAGTTTCGTACCTGTATCTGGTAAGAAGGAGGATGCTGAGGCTGATGATGTAACCGCACAAGGTGGTAGTGGGATGTCACCAGCACCAGG